ATGAAATTGCGAATTTTTAGTATACGATGAAACTCTTATAAACAGTTTGAAGTTAGTTGAGCTGTATGGTAAAGAACCTATGATGAAAATGGGGCAAGTGCGATGGTATAAAGCACCTACTGCAGGTAATTTATATTTAATTGCGTTAGATCCTAGTTTAGGCACTGGCGGTGACTTTTCTGCAATAACAGTATTTGAATTACCGTCAATGGTACAAGTAGCAGAGTGGCACCATAATATAACACCAATTCAGGGACAGGTAAAACTACTTAGAGATGTATTATTGTATATACAAGACGAATTAGGGCAGGATCAGTACAACGCTATATATTGGTCTGTAGAAAATAACACAGTTGGTGAGAGCGCACTAGTAGTAATTGAAAATTTAGGAGAAGACACATTTCCGGGATTATTTGTAAGTGAACCGGGCAGAAAGGGGCATGTTCGTAAATTCCGCAAAGGATTTAATACAACCTTTAATAATAAAATTGCTGCATGTTCAAAATTAAAATATTTTGTTGAAGAAGATAAAATGGTTATTAATAGCAAACCGTTAATTACTGAATTAAAATCTTTTATTGCACACGGCATTAGTTTTAAAGGTAAACCAGGACAGCATGATGATTTAGTAGCAGCATTATTACTAGTAGTAAGAATGATTGATATACTAGCAGAATGGGATCCAATGGTGTTTGAAAGAATGCGAATTGAAGAACGATTTGAGGACTGGGAAGCACCTCTACCAATATTTGTTTCCTCTAATATGTGATAAATATAAACATGGACAATAACTTAGATAAAATCGCTTTAGACCTTTATGGTAAAATACAAACCCGTTTCCCAAATATTAAAATGGGTGACGAAAACGCAGAAGTATTAAGTAAAAAAGTTGATATACCCCGTGCTAGATTTTTTGAGTTTCAATATACAGAAGACGGCGAACCACTTGGTACTATTACTATTACTTTAGACTTAGATGACGGTATTGTGGTACAAGTTAGTGGAGATTTAGTTGATGACAACTCTGGCACTACACATCACAACGCATTTAAATTTATAAGATCATTTAGACAATTTGCTAAAAATCGATTATTAAATTTTGATGTACAAAATATCGGAAAGAGCAACTTAGACAAACGAGACTATCAGTTTCAAGCAAAACCCAAGGAACAACCAATGATGGAAAGTAAAATGTTTGGAACTTCTAGAATAAGTTACCAAGACTTAGGTGAAGCTCGTTTAATAGTTAAACACACTCAACCTATTAACCCAGAGCTAGCAGCAGGGCGTACTATGCATATTGAATGTATATACGTAGAAAATTCAGATGGTGAAAGATTTAAATACCCGTATAAACATTTACCAGGTGCTCGTGCATTAGCAGAACATGTTAAACACGGTGGTAACCCATATGATGCAATTGGCAAACATATAACTAAACTTAGTGAAGAATTAGCAAGTTTGCGTAAATTTAAAGGATATGTAAATCGTCAATCGCAATTGTCAGAAGCAATGGGCGAAGTTACAGATCGGGTAATTGAACGCATTGAAGAAGTTAAAAAAGAAATACACGGATTGCAACGCCCTGCATACTATCAACAATTTGCAGAATCATTTACTGAACACGAAGATAAAGTAATTCCAGAAAATATAATGAATGACTGGATTGAACGACTAACTGTACGTACATTTAATGAAGAAATGAAAACTGTATTTCCGTTCTTGTACAACATCATAGACGAAAGTGAATTACCAGTATGTGAATTATCTTCAGATTACTTCTTAGATGAGAAAGCACCTGAAGGATGGGAAGGTACAGTTAAAGCAATGAAGAAACACAAGGAAATTGATAATCCTTGGGCGTTAGCGCATTCAATGAAAAACAAAGGATATAAAAGCCATAAGAAAGAAAGCTTTGATCCAGAAGTAGCGTTTGAATCTTTTATTAATCGCATTATGCTAGAAGACAAAGACGAATTGTTTAGCCCAAATAAACATTCTCAAAAAGTTGCTATAGACAAACTAAACAAAATTCTTGAAAAAGAATTACGCGGTGGCCCTGACGGAATTAATGCTATCCAAAGTCTAGCTGGATTAATTGACGATCCTGATTTTTTAGATGCACTTAGAGACATTGACCCGGACTTAGATGTACGTCCGTTAATTCAACAATATGTAACACATACTGATCCAGGTGTAGCAGTTCAATTAAAATACGGCGACGGTGACATTGGTGGTCAAGATTTAGCACCTGCTGCAAATGCAGCAACGCCCCCAGGACCAGCAGCTCCACTACCTCCAGGACCTGAAGGCGCACCTGATATGGGCGGCGGTATGGGCGGGTTGGGCGGTATGGGCGGTATGCCTCCTGACATGGCTGGTGAGATGCCTCCAGAAGGTGGTGAGATGCCTCCAGAAGGTAGTGAGATGCCTCCAGAAGTCCCACCAGGTGAAGAAGGTGCTATGCCTCCGGCTCCGGGTGAAGAAGGTGCTATGCCTCCAGCTCCAGCCGCAGCAGGTGCACCTCCAGCTCCGCCTATGCAAGAAGGCGCAATGCATAAGAAATCTAAAATCAAAGCTAAGTTTATCAAAGCTAAAGCATCTGGTGCAACATTAGAAACAATGTTTGCAGAAGGTATGACTATTCGTGATGCACTTAGAGAAAGTGGGTTAACTCCATGTGAAACTGGATTTGGCGAATGTGATATGGAAGAAGAAGCTCCGGAAGACGAACACGAATCAGGTATTGATCAAATTTTAAAATCAATTGCAGGTTTTTGGAATAAAGAAGAAAGAAACTTTACAATCGGCGGTACTAGAGTTAAAACTAAAATTGTCAAAGGTTTTAAAGATGGCGAGTATAGCAATGCAACACCGGAAGATGTTAAACACGTATTACACAAAGTTGATCAATTAGATCCTAGTGAAAGTGATCGTGAACAACATGATGTATTAAGATTAGCAGGTGTTCAACAACCAGAACCAAACAACGATGAGTTAGTAGGCGAGTTGCAAGGATTTGGCGGAAGAAGACACTTTGATAGTATAGATAAACATAAAGTACGTAAAACTATGAGAAACAATTATGAAAAAAATTACAGAAACCGCTCTTCTAAATTCCGTTAAATTATTGCGGGAGAAACTAGCAATAATTGAAGGCGGGTTTAATGCCAATACACGCCAAGATGCATTTGGAGATGCTCCTGATGCAATTGGCGCAACAGACGATCCTATGCAAAATTTTAGCGATTATATGAATCAAGGTAAAGATAATGTTAACAATGCAGTTGGCGATTTAGCATCCGGTATTGGACATAGTATAGGCGACCCTCTCAAAAAAGGCATTCCTGTTGCAAAAGATATTGGCCGTAGTATTAGTGCAGTCGGGCAAGGCGTAGGTACTGCACTTAACCGCGCAGCACATGGTGATTTTGCAGACCATCCAGAAGATCATCCAGAAAACTATCCGCACTTAGGATTAGTTAATCCTGAACAATATCCAGACTTATCTGCTGCAGGATCGTACGAGTTACCGCACCTAGATGCAGCCCCACATGAGTTTCAACCGTCAGATACTAGTTATGCACAAGATCATCCTGCAGCAGCTAAACCGCATCCTGCGGGTCAACCAAAAGCACCTAGTGCTAAGTTTGATCCTGCTGTACAAAAAATACAATATGAATTGCAAGCTAAAGGTTACCCAGTTAAAGCTGATGGCATTTTAGGTCCTAAAACACAGCAAGCTATTGATTGGGAAAATCAAACACAATCTACACAAGATAAAATTACAGGGTATGACGAATTAAGAGCAGATATGGACCAATCAACTGCTCCTCCTGCACCGTTTGATAACACACAGGGTGATTTTGATCGGCAACCAGAACTTAACGAACACGTAACATTTAACCAAGATGACAGTTTAGCTAGAATCATTCAACTAGCAAGAGGACAATAATGAAAAAAATTACAGAAAACGCACTCTTATTTAGAGTCAACCAATTAAACGAAAAGCTAGCAATGCACGAAGCTGCACAAGCACCGGCTGCACCAAACACAGATTGGTCTATGCAAAATGCTGGTAAAGCACTTGGTAATGTATGGCACGGCGTATCTTCTATTCCTGGTGCTGCAGTAAATGCAGTAAGCAATGCAGCAGGAGCAGTTGGTGATGCAGTAGGAGGTGCAGCAACAGATTTTGCAAAAGGATTCAGCGGAGCTAACCCAACTACACCTCCTCCAGCACAAGGTACCGCAGCTAAACCTGCACCTCCTCCAGCACAAGGTACCGCAGCTAAACCTGCACCTCCTCCAGCACAAGGTACCGCAGCTAAACCTGCAGCACCGGCACAAGCTAAGTCAGATCCTGCTGTATTAAAAATACAACAGGATTTAATTGCTAAAGGTTATCCAATTAAAGCAGACGGCGTTATGGGGCCTAAAACACAACAAGCAATAGATTGGCAAGCAAAATCAGATAAACGCGATGCAGCAGTAGCGCAACCAGCAGCTCCAGCAGCACCAGCTCCAGCAGCTCCAGCAGCTCCAGCAGCACCAGCTCCAGCAAGGGCAGCACCAGCTCCAGCAGGGGCAGCAGCAATTACTCCTGCATTCCAAAGCCAACAAGCACCACCTCCGGAAAAACCAGAAGGTGTAACAGTGTTTCCAGGAACAGTAACACAACAAACAGCAGCATCTGCAGCACAACCGTCTGGTGGATGGGATCAAAACGATCCAAATACTCCAGCTATGTTCCGCAATCCTCTCCCAGGTGAGCCAGGTATGCATGAATCAGTTTCGTTTAAAAATGAAGATAGTTTAGCTAGAATAGTACAATTAGCAAAATGGTAAAAAGAATATGAAAAAGTGAAAGATTTCACTTGCTCATATAAATAATAGAGTATATAATACGCACATACTTTAACAGTAAGGCATTATATATTAAAGTATAAAACACAAAAAATATTAGTAATAAAACACATAGGCTATATAACACACAGAGTAAAATCTGTGTGTTAAATTCAAAACACATAGGATATTAAAATGGCAACACTAGCAGAAATCAGAGCAAAATTAAAAGCGGCAGAAACACGTACTACAGATAGTAACACAGGCGGTGATAAATCAATTTATCCTTTCTGGACTATTAAAGCAGGCGGTGAAGCAACTTTTAGATTCCTACCAGACGGTAATCCAGATAACACTTTTTTCTGGGTTGAACGTAACGTAATCAAACTACCTTTCGCAGGTATCAAAGGTCAAACAGACAACAAAGCAGTAACAGTAAATGTTCCATGCGTTGAAATGTATAACGACGGTTCAATATGCCCAATTCTTTCAGAAGTGCGTCCTTGGTTTAAAGATCCTTCATTAGAAGACATGGGTCGTAAATACTGGAAAAAACGTAGTTTCATTTATCATGGCTTTGTATCTAAAGATGGTTTAGACGAAAAAGAACCACCTGAAAATTCAATCCGTAGATTTATTATTGGACCACAAATTAACAAACTTATTCACGCAGCATTAACTGATGAAGAATATACAGAATTACCTACAGACTATGTACACGGTTTTGACTTTACATTACGTGTTGGTAGCAAAGGCGGGTTTGCCGACTACTCAACATCAACCTGGAAAAGAAATACACGCCCACTAAGTGAAGAAGAAAGAGCTGCAATTGATAAATTTAGCTTACCTAACTTAGCAGATTACTTACCTAAAAAACCTAACGAAGTTGAACTTAAAGTTATGTTAGAAATGTTTGAAGCATCGGTAAATGGCGAAGCTTATGACATCGAACGTTGGGGCAAATACTTTAGACCATATGGCGTACAGTTTGACGAAAATGCAGCACCGGCACCTACTGCTACAGTAGCACCAGTAGTTGCGCCAGTAGTACATACAGTTGAAGAAGACGCTCCATGGGACGAACCAGCCGGCATTGTTAATGCATTTACTCCACCTGCACCTGCAGTAGCCGAAGCATCAAGCGATTCACGTGCTAATGATATTTTAGCAAGAATTCGTAATCGCGGCTAATAACAAGTGTGAAGCTTAACGTAGCAAGAGGGCTTGCTACGTTTACCTAGTATGGAGAATTAGCAATGGCAAAACCGTTTGATTTGACAAAATTTAGAAAATCATTAACAAAAAGTATCGAAGGCTTAGGTGTAGGTTTTAACGACCCTACAGATTGGGTAAGCACTGGCAATTACGCATTGAACTATCTTATTAGTTCAGATTTCAACAAAGGTATTCCACTAGGCAAAGTAACTGTATTTGCAGGAGAATCAGGTGCAGGCAAAAGTTATATTTGTTCAGGTAACATTATTAAACACGCGCAAGCACAAGACATATACGTAGTATTGATTGATTCAGAAAATGCACTAGACGAAGCGTGGTTACGAGCATTAGATGTAGACACTAGCGAAGAAAAACTTCTTAAACTTAATATGGCTATGATTGATGACGTGGCTAAAACTATTAGTGAGTTTATAAAAGAATACAAAGCAATGGAAGACAAACCAAAAGTATTGTTTGTAGTAGATTCATTAGGTATGTTATTAACCCCGACTGATATTAATCAATTTGAAGCAGGCGATTTAAAAGGCGACATGGGTCGTAAACCTAAAGCACTTACTGCACTTGTTCGTAATTGTGTTAATATGTTTGGTAGTCACAACGTTGGATTAGTGTGTACTAATCATACGT